AACTTGCCATGCTAAACATAATTAAATTCCGAAAGTGCTTGATCGACCTCTACTGCTGCTCAATGTCGGGTTAGGCAACATGCCGGCACCGCTACGCAGCACGTCGAACATTCTGAAAGGATGATTTTGCTGCTCTTGGAATCGACGATATTGATCGTCCATAATCTGCTGAGCAAACTGTCGCTGTTGATTTCCAACTCCCTGCATTTGTTGCGCGTCTCCAAACCTCATCGAGCGCATATCCTGACCCAATTGACCTAACATTCCAGCCCCTGCAAGCCTTTGTTGCGCACCCTGCAAGCCAGCATTCTGATTAGCCAACTGAGCTTGCAATCTAGCGTCCTGATTTTGAAATCCATAGGCTCGCGCATTTGCTTGATTCGCAAGAGCCGCCTCAAGTCTAGCTTGCTGGTTAGCTTGAGCTGCTTGGCTTCCAAGCTGCTGCCTAGCCAAGAGATTATTTTGGTTTGCCTGGCTCGCATCGGCTCGAAGAGATTGCGTTTGCATCAACCCTTGATTTCGCAAGCGTTGTTCATCGAGGGCTGTTTGTTGGTTAGCCAACTGGCCTTGCAAGTTTCGATCTCGGTTCGCTTGCGCGGCTGCATTTTGTAGCTGCTGCGCTTGCAAATTAGCCGCTTGGTTGCTTTGCCCGGCATCAACCCCCAACGCTTGCGACTGTAGCAGACCTTGGTTCGCAGCCTGTCCAGCAGTTAGCTGAGCCTGCTGGTTAGCAAGAGCTGCTCGCAAGCCAGCGTCTTGATTCATTTGCTGTAAAGACAAACTGTTCTGCGCGTTGCTCTGCTGAGCCGCAAGGTTCTGCGCCTGGTTCGCTAGCGCAAACGCTTGCTGAGAATCTTGATTGCTCATCATGCGCTGCAAGTCCTGCTGTCGCGCCTGCAAACTGGCGTCTTGATTGATCTGACCGCCGCGCAATGCCCGATCCGCGTCTGAGATACTAGCTTGCTGATTAGCAAGAGCTGCTTGCAGATTAGCCTGTTGATTAGCTTGTCCACCTCGCAAACCCAACTCAGCATTCGACTGACTCGCCGACAATCCAGCTTGCTGGTTTGCGAGAGCAGCCTGCATGTTCGCATCTTGTGCCGACAAGCCCGCTTGCAACCCGAGTCGAGCTGCCTCTGTCTGTCCTTGTAATCCCAGTTGTGCATTTGCTTGGCTGGCTGCTAAACCGCTTTGCTGATTAGCTAACTGGCCTTGCAAGTTAGTTTGTTGATTTGCACGCGAAGCATCTGTCCTCCGAGCCAGGTCTGCCTCCGCCAGACGCGCGGCCGATTCAAAGCCTTGCGATCTGAGCTGTGAGGCAGTTTTTGCTGACTGCTCAAGTGCGGCTCTATTCGTTTCGGCATCAATTATTGCCGCCCTATCTCCACCAAAGGCGCCTGCTGATATTGCACCAGCAGCATTTTGGTTTTGTTGCATTTGTCTTGCGCGCTCGATATCGCCCAGAGCACTGTCGATTACACCCGTCTGATATTGGTTCATGTAATCCGACAGGTTTGCATCTTTAAACTGAGCTGCTTGAACTCTCTCTGCATTGACATCATTCGCCGCGACAGTGCTAGGATTTATATCGCCAACTTGTACAGCGTCAACTCCGCGTACATCTCCAGCATTAACTCGACCTACATTGATGGAGCTGGGTGCGTCAATTTGTTGCGCATCTCTAGCCTGCGGTCCAGGCCCGAGCAACCCAAGTGATCCAATGTCTTGAGACTGTTGTTGCATTTCTCTAATTTGACCAGGGTCGTTTACTGAGCCCGCGCTGACCTGATCAAATCCGATGTTTGTGTCTACATCACCAACACCTACCTGTTGACTGTTAAAACGTTCATTTGCGTATCGACCGTAAACATTGCCTGCGTCTGTGCCGGTGTTGATATTGCCGACCGTTGCATTTCGACCACCAAAATAGGTTGGGACATTTCCCACTCCAACGTTTGTTTGTCCGGCTGCCCGACCACTGTATACATTTCTTGGTTGATAAGTGCTGACGCCTTGTGCGGCATTTATCGCAGATTGCATTTCATTTTGGCCGATTCCGGCCCTTGCTGCATTTAGAGTCGCCTGCATTCCTTGCTGCTGAAAGGGCGACATAGGTGCAATCGTTGCATTTTGATATGCGTTATAAGGTGTTCGCGACAAGCCTTTGCCCGTCTGATACACATCAAGTAATGCACCCTTTATTTGAGGGTCCATCTCCTGGCTGCTGCTTGAACTACTTTTTCCAAAACTCATTATCTAAACCCTCCAAACATAATACTTGGCGCACCGTACATCATCGCTCTCGCATTCTGGTCATAGCCACCAAAACCTGGGTTATCTGGGGGCGCGATGGTGCCATAAGACCCACCCGTCCTTTGCAAATTAGACAAATACTCATCCATAGAAATATCTTGCGATACTACCGGCTGATTTTGATTATATTTAACGTATCCACTACGTGGACCGCTGTCGCGACCTTTCCCGCCTCTACGATCTGCCGCATCCAATATGGGCATTCCAACCCTACTGACTGGGCGACCATCTGGTCTTGTTCTTGTCGCTGCAAACTGAGGCGGCGCATCCATCGGCGTAGCTATTCTTGGACCCTGCTGGTTCAAAGCCATCGAAGGCTCATTTGCAGTTTGACCACCACGCATCTGATTTGTGAGCGAACTTAAATCACCTGTAAATGCATGACCTTGGTTTTCTACAGATCTATCCCTAACAGAAAAAGGATTGTTCATAGGAATATCAGACCTTTGCGCTTCTCCGTGGTTGGCGTAATAAGGGTTATTTGAATAAGAGTTAGTCTGAGGCTCATTTCTGTACACAGGATAATAATCACCGAACTGTGATCGATTCACTGCGGTAGCAATGTCATTCATGTTGTAATTATTAAAGTCAGTGCCTGGCTCTAACCCAATTGGAAATCCAGTTAGCCCGCCCTGACCTCCGATCGGGCCTGGATTTGTAGGCATCGACGAAACAGGTGGGCCAGGCTGCTGTTGCTGTTGCGGTTGGTAAGGTCGATAGTTGCTGCCGCCAACAGGAAACTGATTGTAATACCCCATCATCGGCTGCATCACATTTTGCCCACTCCCATATACATCCATCATAGGGTTGTAAGGAGCTTGAGGTTGTTGGTTGTACCACTTATTACCGCCACTATACTGATTAGGTGGTGAATACTGATTAGGTGGTGGAGTGACTGAGCCGCCCTTACCACCTCCGCCGCCGCCTTTACTTCCTGCCATCTTCAATCTCCTTGTATAAGCTCACATGACTTATCGAATACCCTAAGTCATCAAGCGCTTTCACCCAGCCTTTGCGGCCAGATAAAGTTATAAACTTGGCGTCTAGAACCCGGCCAAATTCTTGGAATGTTTCATCCATATCTTTTATTTCCATTAAGTCGCCTGCGGCTAAAAAGATATGGATAGCTCTGGCGCGTGGGTAGCAAACGACTTCCGTTACCACGCAGCTTTTTTCTGCCGGCCAAAAATGCATACGGCCGTCATCGACTGCCTGCACAATGTCTTCGAACAAATGAGTGCCACCAGCAAACTCCAACGCTCGCTCAAGCATTTCGCGGTACGGAAACATCGCCTCTAACGTGCTTGGTGCGGCTAAGGCTTCTTTCGCATTCATAACGCTGTCGCTCCTAAGTTGCCTGAGTTATCGACCGTAATGCTGTAGCGCGTCCCGTTGGGAGACTTTAATATCAACCGAGCTGCGCCAACTTCAATGTCTTGATTTTTCTTATGGTTCAGGCCGTCCGCTTGCTCGATCAACAAATTCATTTTGTTAGTGTCGATTGGGTCATAGACCTCTGGGGCTGTTGGCAAAATCATCTGGCGCTCCCTGGCACAACATCGAGCCGCATAACGCCAACTCGCCAATCGGTTTGACGATTGCCTGTTACACGCATACTGAGCTGTCTGCCTTGGAATCTAACCGAGGTCGGATTAGCCAGCGTATAGGGGCCGTGTTCGCTCTCGGTAGCGTTGGGATAAGAGCGTGTCTTAAAGATGGCTGTAACGTCTCCCTGTGTCTTCTCGTCTGGAATTAGGTTCTTTGCAACGACCAGTCGATCACCTTGCCCAATCTCAACCGGACCAGACTCTGCAAAAACAGTCGCGCCGTCGTAATCAAAACCGACCTCATGCTCGTAAATGTATCCGTCAAAGCCAACGTAGTTTGGATAAATAAACTCGCCAACATCAGCCCCGGCCGTTCTGACCAAAGAGCCCACGCTCCAGAATTTTTCTTTGTAGTTGTAGGTCACATAGCTGTCATTTTCTAAGCTGTCATTGCTTGGATAGAACCAAACGACCTCTGAGAATTTGCTGTTTAATACACCGTAAACTTTGCTTCGCTGTGCTTCGTTCATGTTGTTAAATACAAAGTCGCCGACAGTGCTTGGCAGTGAGCGCACGCCGCCGTCATAGACGTAGAACGCATTGGTGCCCATCCAAATCGCGAAGCCGTCTGCTTTTACGCAAGCATTTCCCGAGGCGATACCGCATCCTGTTCCGACTCTCTGAAAACCGAAAACAAAGGGTGGTCCTTGATATCGAGCAACGTGTGCATCTGTCGTTGTTAGTATTAGCGTTTCGCCGCGCAGTTGTTCTGCCGTAAGAATATTGCCGCCGGTTGTCAGCGTAAAACCACCCGCCTGGTTAGTCGCTGTGGCTGTCCAAACGGTGTTGTTCTCTTGATCGCACCACTCGACTCGATCGCCCTCACCGCCCGCCCCAAGCGCAAAAATAAAACGCTCGTCGGTCGTTATTATTGCGGTGTTGTTTGTTGGCGCGTTGGTCAATACTGCCGCGGCTGTCGCTGTATTGTTGGTCCACTGATAGATTTTGCCATCGGCAGTTGAGCAGCCGATTGCGTACTCACCCCAGTTATCGATTGACCAGGT